TTGGAGATTTATCAGGCAAGTCTGTAAACGAATCTGCCTGTACAGTCTTGATGACCTTACTAGATGTGACAGGGCCATACAAGTAAAACTTAGCAGTAAAGTCTAGAGAATAAATGATAGATCGTCTGGCTGTAAAGTCGCCCTGATAATCATCTTCGTATCCCACATTCGTCAACACCACAGGAACATCTCTTTTAATTCCCATGTCAGGCATATCGTTCATTGTGATTGTGTAATCAGGCTGAAAGTATGGTAGAATTTGTTCTACAATCTGCAACGCATCATCTGATTGTTTTGATAGGATGTACAATCCAAAATCAATATTGTAAGGGACAGGCATATACTGTGTGTCTAATGACTTGGTAGTAGTACCTTTAACTTTTTTGAACTGTTGGACACGATTAAGTTTACGAGCAGGATCATAGGATAAACCAGTAATTTCAAAACCAATACGAGGTAGGGTCACAGCAACTTGTTTTCCAAGCTCAGGATCGTCACCTAGTCGTACCAAGAATTTTTGCCGTGGGCCATATGCCAAAGGAACCTTCATTGATTGCGAAACAGCACCAGAGTTATCTTTCCGTACTAGATGAATATCGTTGAAGATTGTACCAAATGATACTACGATCTTCCTTATTGTTTCGTGGTAAAACTGTTGTCCTAGCATAATATATTATCCCTTTGTCCCAACATCACCAAAAGGATTTGATTCGGTGAAATCCAGTATGGTATCGTCTTGTTCGTCAAACAACTCATTTTGAGCTGTTTTATCTGTAATCATGTCTCCTACTATATAGTCTTCTTGTACAATGTATGATCCATTCTCAAGTTGTAGTGCCTCACCCACAGAAGTAGAATCGTCTTCACCTATGACCTTATCACCATCTGTTTCATCGATAATCAATTCTCCATCTGTAAATCTTTCTATTCTAAAGTTTTCGTTTACAGCTGAGGATTGTTCCAGTGTAATCTGATGGTTCATCGTGTTCACCGACAAGGCGTCTTCTATAGCATCGATCTCAGCAATACCAGTATCCAAAGCCTCTGAACTATATTCAAACAGACGACAACGTAATTTGTATACTGGGTTATTGTCTAACTGGTGGAATGGTTCATCATGATCTACAAAGTTGACTTCAAATAACTTCTTTAGAACAGGATGATAAACTGCATCTCCCTCTTGAGGCCTGTCTGAATCTGTAGTAGCAGTATCTTGTATAATATAGAAACTACTACCGTCCAACTTCTCTGTACTATCACTCGTTCCAGATTCTTGGAGTATAGACCCACCCGTTGTGTCCGTGCCATCCTCTAGACGCATCTGTGAGTCCATAGTTTGAAATCTATCTTTTGCAACAACAAATGTAGCTTCGCTGAGGTTCTGCAAACCAAACTGAGTCATCAACTCTCGTTCTCCAGCAAAACCACCAGAAGCATCTTCCATGTACATCTCTATGAGGTGTTGACTGTTAAATTTGGACAGAGTATCTTCACCCATGATTGTGTCTTCAGCAACAAGAGTTCTATCCATATAATAAACATCGTGTCCGTATATCTGTATAGCCTCAGTAACTAAATCTCTATAGAGATTTTTTTCTGATTGGATCGACTGTGAACCGCTGGTATGAAAATGTTTATTAACTGCCATGTTATCCCACCATGTAATCTAAAGGCAACTCATATGCGAGTTTCATCTCTTCTTCTAACTTAGTAATCTCTTCTTCAGCCTGTGAATAAATTTCTGAACCATTCATCTCAACACCACCTAACATCTGAATACCTGTGAACTTAGATAGGTTTGCACCCCACTGTCTTTTAATAAGAGACGTTGCATATCTCTTGAGAAAAATGTCATCGAAAACATCTGCATATGCTGATGGGTCAAGTTTTCTATAACACTCAATGATGATGTAGTCTTGTCCAGCAACAAAATTATTTTCCCAATCTGCATCGATATACAGACGATTCTGGTGTTGATTAAAACGAATTGGTGTCTCACCCACAAGAATATGTTCAATCAAGTCTAGGTTATCCATAGCCATCTGGTACTGAATGATAGAGGTAGAAGATAAATCATATAGGTCATTAAGTCTTAATTGATACTTAACATCAAACATGTTACTACCACCACCTGTGTCCGTTAATGGGAAGACCCGTAAAACTGAAACGACAGCCTGTGGTAGTGGTATCCAATTTGATCCTTCTAACCAAGTTGCAGTAGTTGTACCGTCTACGTCCGTAGCGGTTGCTGTCTCATTACTACGAGCTCGTGTAACATCTGCTTCAGTAATAAGGTGTTTGAGATACATCTTCTCAATACCATCGTAGTGATACTGAGCAAAATATTGTAGTGCTTCGTCTATACGATCATCTGCTTGGTCATCAGATATATTAATATCGATAACACCTTGACCGAGAGCCCGAAAGCAATAATCTTTGAATGTTGATTTGGTAGTAGGTATGGCCATAGACTTTTCCTTTACAAGTATTTATATGCCACGGCATTTGGGCCAAATTCCACAGTCTCATCTAACCAAGGGCCTATCTTGTTAAAACCCGCATTTTCGTATGTCGATAGCGCTGTTTTTCGTGGCATACTCCAAATAACTTTACAATTCTCTCGTTTTCCTTGTTGTGATGCACACCCTAACAAAAATTGTCCGTAACCCAAACCCCTATGTTCTGGGTTGACCCACAGGCCTCTAGACCGATAAACAGTGTCTTCTGTTCGAAATCCACTATTAGCACCCACAAGTTCTTCTTCTAGAAATAAACCAAAGAATGTAGGCTCATATTTATCAAAGATAGAACTGTCTTTATTGATATTTGAGTTGCCCCATGAAAGAAATAATTTAGATTCCCATACCAAACTACTCATGGGTTCAATTTTACTTTTTCTCCCCGGCCATAACTTTTCGTTCCAAACGGGAAATATTTGATCAAATGTAATTTCTTTTAGTTCATATGTGGGAATGTCAATTACAGGCATTATATATATTCCTATGAGAGTTGGATTAGTCGCCACATCAAGAAGTGGCTCAACATTATTTCGTAGTTATGCTTGCAACATGCTGGGTCTTCTTGACTCTGGTTCATGGTTGAAACATAACTCCTATGTCGATATTGATAACGAGGACTTTGCAAAAAAAGATCATCTGTTAAAAATACTACCACACTATATATCGGATTCACCAGAAGATGTTCATGAAGTGACCAAAAACTTTACGAGTGTATGGTTGCATCGTGAGGATATTGTTGCACAATTTCTAAGTCATATTGCTCGACTTCACACTGGTGTAAATCATGTGTATAAGGTAGAGGATAAGCCACAGATAGAAAATCTAAGTCTAGAAGCCACCAGAGAAGAGTTTGATAGGTTCAAGGGAAAATTAGATTGCTTTTGGAATCTGTATCATACTTATCATAAAGGCGAACCTCTTATATCACTAGAGTATTTTCTTGCAAATCCAACAGACAACCTTGCAAAGCTTTCTAACTTTTTTGACATTAGCTCAAACCAAGTTGTGAATATTCCTGTTCCAGTAGAACTAGGAATTGTATATAGTGACAAGTTCAAAAACTATGATGAAATTGTGGAGTGGTTTCAAAAATATGAGTAACTTTTGTATCGTGTGTACTCCACGATCTGGCAGCTATTATTTTTTTGAGTATATGAGTAAAACATTTGATCTGATAGAAGGTACTGAATGGTTCGGCCGCAATAAGAGTGTTGATCTAACAAAACCGTTTGACCTTATCACAAAACGTCTAGATATAGATTGGACAAAGAATGAAGACCTTCTCACCGAACAAGATATTCAAAGAAGGCTCCGTCATCTAGAAAACTTCCCTCTTCCGTATTGTATCAAGACTATGCCTTTACAACTTACAAACACTCCCACACAATGCGGCTGGGGCCCTATGCAACGAGTCTACTTTGCAACTCAAATATTGAAAGAGTTTGATCTGGTTTGGTTTCAACGAGAAGACAAGATATCGCATTTCTGTTTTGAACTTACTGCAATGTTTTGTAGTCAACCAGACTATCCAAGGGACAGAGAATACTCTACGTATGATCCACCATCTAGACAAACGCCAACAACCAACTCATTCACAGCCACATATGAGGACTATAAAAAATATATGTACAGAGAGGATATTACTGATCTAGTTATGAAAAATTTTGATGTTCCTGTGATAACATACGAAGAATTTTCAAAAGATCAGGATGATGCTATGTTAAAAATACAAGAACACTATGGTATCAAAGCCAACTTTAGAGAAGAAAATAAAAAAGAGATTATAGAAAATCCAGACTATTCTAAGATATTTACAAATTATGATGAGATTAAAAAATGGTTTCTTTAGATGAAATGATAAAAGGAGCTTGGATTGATGGCGAAATGCTAGAAAAGCCAGGTGATAAATTTATACAACAACTTGCAGACTTGCTTGTACAATTACATTCCTTACCTCATGGGCCTGACTTTGCTACATATGATAATATACCAGAGTCACCTATGCGAGATGTTGTTCGTGATCTAGTAGATTGGAAAGAAAAGGACGCCTTTACTGAAGATGCGTTATACGATTACTATGCAATTAGAGGAAAGTTAGATAAAAGATTTTATCTGCATGGAGATTTGTGGAGACAAAATATTCTTGTAGACAAAGAGGGAAATCTTAACGGCCTACGAGATTGGGAAACTTTTTCATATGGCGACCCTCACTGGGATTTCCGTATGATCAGACGTTGGATAGGATGGGACGGTCTTGGTAAGTTAATATTCTTGTATAATTGTCAAGTAGATTGGAATGTAAACCACACCTACATTGAAATTTTAGATAGGATTTCTATCTGTCACTCTATACGTATTCGTAAAGAAAGAGGATTGTTGCGTCACGATAAACCAGATGCTATTGAGAATTTTGAGGATATGAAGCGTGCTTGGATTAAT